TTCTCATCTGTATATTGTACATTTACCCATTGAGGTCTTTTGATTGATAGAAATAAAAATGGGAATGATAAACAACCTTCTTTCATTAAAACTGTTTCTTCACTTAAATCTTTAATAATTGGATTAAAACAGTTTCTTACTTTGCCATCATCTATCTGTGGGTGACCTCCCATAACGAACATACGAAATGGTAGACCAACTTGATTTGCTGATAAACCTATGCCACCATATTTAACCATACTCTTATACATTTTATCAGACAATTCTTTTCTATCTTTTATCTCAAACACTTTTAACATATCATCTGTATAAGGTGCTATATTCATTAACAGTCTAGGATCCGTAGGCGGTATTAAAGGATAAGTTGTTCGGTCTTTCTTCTTTAGATGTTCGTGCATATCTTTATGAATTGGTCTTGCTTGACTATCTAAAATTTTAGGTTCTTCTTGTTTGAAACTTTTGTCTTTATCTAGAATAGGAGTTTTACCACTTGTAATATCTTCATAGTATTTAGCTGCCTCTTCTATTTTTTCTGGTGTTAGTTTTTGTGTCATTATTCTGCCATCCTTGTAAAGTTTTTATATTTCTCAAACTTCATTACTCTTGGGAATTTGTCTATAAGAGTGTCGCCCTTATGAGATATGACAAATACATTTTCTTTTTTCAAAGTATAATGAAGTATTCGCATAAACTCATCTGTGCCTGAGCTGTCTAGTGAACTATCAAATATTTCATCTAGTATAAGTAGATTTGTATTTGTAGAGTTTTTAAGTTTAGCAATTTCTCGCCATGTGAATAGTATTGCTAAGTCTATTCTTAATTTTTCACCCTCACTAAATGAATGATAATTAAACTCGTCTCTATGTCTAGATTTTATTGTCTCGTTAAATTCTTCATCTAAACTAAAATTAACAAAGAAATCCATACTTGCTAAATTCTTGTTAATTAATTGATTCATAACTGGTAGATATTGTTTTATAATTTTAGTTTTGATACCAGAATCTTGCATAAGATGTCTAGCAGTATCTATATAAAGCATTTCTTTTTTCTGGTCTAACTTATCTTTTTCTAGTTGAGAAGATTGACTGACTAACTGATTTAACTCACCAGTTTGTTCAGCTGTAGATACTTTTTCATCTTGCAATTCTGTTATCTCTTCTTCTAATCTAGTTGTTTGTTTTTTTATTTCTTCTATAGATGTTTCATAACGATTAATCAATAACTCTTTTTCTCTGATTGAGACCATTGTTTTATTAATGGTATCTAGTTTCATTTTACTTGTTTTAATTTCTTTATCTATCTGACCAAGTGCTATTTCTAACTCTTGTACTTTTTCTGCCTTTTTGTTAATCATTGTAGTTTTAAACACAGCATTAATTGCTTGTTGACAAGTAGGACAATCATCATATGTCTCAAAGAAAGTTAAATCTTTTTTATGTTTGTTACAAGTGTTCTCTAACTTTGCTTCCATACTGTTAAGTTTATTGTGTTTAGCAGTTATCTTTGTTTCATCTAATACTAGTTTTTGTAATTTAGCAATCTCTACTCTAACTCGTTTTACATCTTCTTCATAGTTAGATATATCAGTCATAGATTTATCTAAATCTGCCTTTTTAGAATCTGCTAAATCTTTACTACGATTACTAATATCGTCAATATATTTTCTTTTATCATCAATCTTGTTATCAACTAACGTAAAATTAAAATCTGTTTGTTTAATTAACTCATCTTGGTTCTTTTGTTTCTCTCTTAATAACAAGTTCATTTTAGAAAATATCTCAATGTCTAATATTTCTTCTACTACTTGTCGCCTATGTCTTGCTCTTAATTGCATGAATGGTACAAACGAAGCATTACCTAGTATCACAACTTGAGTGAATGACCTAAAGTTTAGTTTTAATATTTGTTGTTCTAGATGTTTTTGATAATCTCTTTGAGCGGCGTCTTGATTTAACATATCACCATTACACCATATCTCAAATTTATTTGGTTTGATACCTCTTATAATCTTATAGTCTTTTTGACCTACTGTAAATTCAACTTCAACAATACATTCTTTTTCGTTGATAGAATTAATTAATTGGTCTTTCTTAATACCACGAAATGGTCTTTGAAACAAACCAAAACATAAAGCGTCTAACATGGTAGATTTGCCTGCACCGTTTTCACCGACAACTAATGTGGTATTTGCTTTGTCTAAATCTATTTCTATAAACTGTTGACCTGTACTTAAAAAGTTTTTATATCTTACTTTTTTAAATAATATCAATCTTTGACCTCCGTATCTTGTGCTTCAATATACATTTCTTTAATCATAATTTTTAATTTGTCTTTGTCTAGGTCAACAGGTAACTGGTCTACATAATCATTAACAAGTGTGATTGTATCTTCAGAACCTTCTGCTACGTCATCACTTACATTCGTATGACTTAAATCAGAATAATCTTCTATTATCTTTAATTCATGTACACTTATCTCATTGTATAATCTATCAAGCAGTCTATCAAACATTTGATGGTCTCTTTTGTTTGCTACTACTAACTTAATAAACTTTTGATTGTAGTCTGTTATATCAAACTTATCATAGTTTTTATCGGTATCATCATACACAAGTTTTTTAAATATTGTATGTGGGTTCTTTATAAACTCAACTTCTCTTGTTTCAGTATCAAATACATGAAAACCTTTTTGATTGTTATAATCAGACCATGTCATCTCATATTGACTGCCTAGATAATAAACTTGACCATCGTCATTTTTGTGGTGAAAATGTCCACTATAAGTTTTTTCAAATCTAGATACAATTGATTTATCATATCCGTGTTTCTGTACCATAGCATCCATCATTCTAAAACCATTCAAGTCAAAGTGACCCATACAAACATCAGCATTTGCTGTGTTTAACATCTCTAAACAATGTATTTCGTTTTCAGGATTAATCCAAGGCATCATCAAAATATTTAAACCATCAAACTCTACAACTTTAGGATCCTCATATATAAATGGTTCGTTCTCGCCATCAGGTGCTGTACATAATGATTTAACAGCATTTACTTTATTTGTATTTCGATAATAGATATCGTGATTACCTATAAGTATATGAGTATCAATTTTTTCTTGCCATAATCTATCCATAAACTTATGTTTAAAATTATGAGCAATCTTATAGTTAATGAATTTTCTTCTATCAACAATATCACCTAAATGAATAAGTGTTTTTATATTATTCTCTTTTAAATAAGGAAAGAATACATTGTCATAGAACTTATAGAAGTATTCATCAAATATATTGCTATCGTTTCTGGCACCGAAATGAGTGTCATTCAGTAATGCTATTTTCATATTAGTTTTTTAATCTTCTTTTAAGTTTTTTTGTAGATAGTCTAACATTTGACTTTGATATTGAGTCTCATCTCCAATCATTTGGTCCATCATCTGTTCAACACCTACATTAGAAATTAATTTATTTTTTATTAGTGTTTGTTTTTTCTCTTTTTGTATTCTTCTAATAAATGCATAATAAATTATTTGTGTAAAGTATGCAAATGGATTTTTACTTTTGTCTGGATTAAAATTGTACATATATTGTAAACAGTTCTCAATACCATCACTAATCATATCATCTCTATAAGTATAATTAATAAAATTTGGTCTGTAAGACAAATGATTAGCAATCTTTAAAAAACATTCACCAATGTAATTAGTAACTAGAGGTTTTTCTTTACCTTGCTTTTCGGCCTCTTCACAGTTGTCTCGATATTCTATCATTGCTTCTAGAAACTGAGCGTTATTTACATAATGAGGTTTTTCTCTCGGTTTTAGTTTTACTACTTTTTCTTCTTTTTCTTTTTTCATAATTTGTATTATACTACATTTTGTGTTTCAATGCAAGCCCTTTCACTAAGTTTTTTTAATTTAAATTTATTCCTAGTTTCCTGCTTGACAATCCTAGGAATCTGTGTATAATCGACTATGTCGCTGCTTCAAGAGAAGCTATAGCTATAAGGTAGTTAGTGTATAGTCTTAATATCAATATCTTCATATTCTAATTCTGCCTCCTCTATTTCTTCTCTTTCTCTTAATTCAGCATCTAAGTCATCAGCAATCTGTAACATCTTTTCTATTTCTTCAGTAGAGTAGGCAGCCTTTATTTTAGTATGTTGCAATTTTGTTAATATAACGTCATAGTAATTTGCCAATTCTTTTGCAGCTCTTGAAATAACCATCACCCTATCTTTTGGTATAACAAACATTTTATCATTCGTAAATGGCACCCAAGGCGCCAAAGTATTATCTTCTTTTACTCCTTGTTTAGTCATTCTTGGTGTTGATATCAATTGTAAAGGATTTTGTATTCGTAAAAACTCTTTATCTATAGAAATACTACCAACTAATGTACTGCCGTCTGATAGTTTAACGATTCGATAATCTGTTAAATCATTTGGGGCTTTATCTTGTAATTTATCCATATAACTATTTATCTATTCTTTCAGGTCGATATTATGCATCTCATAATCAAACTCTTCCTCTGTATAGATGTTTATCCTTTCTTGAAAATGTTTTAATGTAAAGTTTTCTTTAGATTTATAAGTTAAATCATCTGATATATCATACAAGGTAGCATTGACTTTATTATCACCTAATCTTAAGCCACGACCTATACTTTGTAAGTTCCTTATTCTACTCTTAGATGGACTTGCAAATATAATATTGTGTAGATTTTTAATATTAACACCTGTACTAAATGTCCCATAACTTGCAACAATAATGGCATCTTTTTCTTTTTCTACTATTCCTCTTATTGCTTCTCTCTCATTAGCTTCAACACCACCAAAAATAAGAAAAACTTTTCGATTGGCATCAGCCTTCTTTTTTATTATCTCATGTAAATTCTTACCATGTTTTTCTACTAACTGAAATAAAACTAAAGTGTTACCTTTTAATTTAAGTGCTAGGTTACGAATAAATTTTTGTCTTGATTTACTACTTACTAGATAGTCTATTTCATCTTGATATTTACCACTTGCAACCATTTTACTATTTTCTACTGTGTGTTTTAAAATTAAACAACGAACAACTAAATTAGACAGCTGTTGTTTGTCCATTAGTTTTCTTGTAGATGTAACTTTATTGACAGCACCAAACAATCCTTCTAATACTAGTTTATGTGTCTGAGCACCATCTAGTGTACCAGTAAGCCCAATACGATATTTACAATCTTCAAGTTTTGACATAATTTCTGTAAGTGATTTAGATTTAAATAAATGTGCTTCATCACCAAAGACACAACCAAACTGTTCAAAGTATTCCTTTGGTAACTTATATAGTGACTGCCATGTGGATATCAAGACCTTTTTATCTGTTTGATTAGAATATCCACTATATAATCTATGACAATTTTTCTTTACATTCCAACCATATGATTCAAAGTCAGAATACATCTGTTCAACTAACGAGGTTGTTGGTACAATTAATAATATTCGATTGTTAGGGATATCTTTAATTAGATGTGTGTAGTATCGTATTAATGAATAGATGATGAATGACTTACCTGATGCTGTAGGACTCAACAGTAACGCCCTATTGAACTTTAAACTATGATGTATTGCATCTATCTGATAATCTCTAGCTTCAAATTTCTGACCTAGACTATTAGAAAATTTAGTAACAATATCTCTATCTACTTTATTATTAACTTCAACACCTTCTCCTGATACAATATTGTATCCTCTTTCTTCAGCAAAGGCTCTAATATATGGATATAATCCAAAGTATATCTCTTTTGTTTTTTGTGAAAATAATCGTATCTTGCCATCCCACATACGATTACGAAACGCAGGCATAAACTTGTAGCCTGGTACATAAAATGTAAAGAACTCTGATATTTCTCGCTGAATGTTAGGGTCACAATCAACAGTTATATAGACTTCATTTTTCTTTTCTAGTATTAAAGTATCCATGTCATTACGCTATATCGATTACCACTAATAATTTTTTTAACCTCATGCGAAAACATAAAGTTTGATGGAAAAACAACTGCTGAACCTGTTTTCTTTTCTATAGATTCACCACACAATACAAACTCACCACCTTCATAATCATCATTTAAAAATATTAAAGATGTTAGATGTGGATAACCTTGTTTCTGACCATGACTATGATGTATATTATCTATATGTTCTTTCATAAAACCACCTATGTCGTAACAGTTAATTCTAAAGTTTGTGTATTCTTGTATTTTTATTTTGTTGTGTTCACTTACATAGTCATTTACGGCTATATTAAATCCTTTTTGTATGGCATTATAATGTAAATGATATGGTGTAATCCAAAACTCTTTCATATCAACTTTAGATGTGCCTAAATTTTTATTAGCATTTGAGAAAGTTGAAGTTTGCCACTCTTTAAATGTATCTTTATTATAATGATTTACTATATTATCACAGTCTGTTTTTTTTAAAACACTAGGATAGTAATAGATATAATCAGAGATTTGCTGATTGGAATTCATGATGTTCTCCTACTTGACCTTTTACTTGCATATTCCAGGCTATACTTATACGTTTATTTTTTGAATTGTTTTGTTGTACCCAATGTGACAACCACGCAGGAAAAAATATTGCTCTATTTGTTTTTGATGCATAACTTAATAGACTAGCATTTAAACTATTTGTTTCAATTTTTTTAGGCACTATAACATCAGCTGCAGGTCTTGGGTCACGAAAAACTATACTTGCACCTTGGTCTGATTGTAAATAATAAGTACCACTTAAAAAATTATTTGAATGTGTGTGAGCAGGGTGATGTTCATTTTGTTTTAAAACATTTGCCCACATATCAGTAATGACTAAATCTTTTACATTATAACCTAGTGTGATACATATATCTTTACCAGTCTTTATAATTAAATCTGAAAACAATTTAAACTCTTTTTTTGTTTGTAGGTCTGCTGATTTTGTTTGCCAATTAATATCATAATCTCTTTCTTTCCATAGGTCACCAATATACTTTTTCATTGCATCGGTATTGTCTATAAAATTATCTAATAAGAATATACTAGTTGGAAATATTTTTTGATGTTCCATTATATTGCCCCACTAGTAAACTTCTTCCACTCTATTGCATTTTTAATTAAAAATGTTCTGTTGTTTATACTTCTTAAAACTTGTTCAAGATATGTAACGACTTGTTTTAGATATGCAGCCTTTTGGTCTGCTTTCTGTAACTCATCATCTGAGTCCATATAAATGTGTACATCTGCTTTTAATATTTTTAAATCAAATGGTTTCTCTGCATAAACTGAAGGGTCTGATTTACCTGTGTAATACTCCCACTTATGTCTTTGTAAAGTTTTATAATCATACTCTGCTTTCTTGAGTAATAAAGAAAACTTATTAAAGTGTTGTAAATACTTATTGTGTAATAACGGTATCTTAATCGACTCAGAATCTAATTCTGTATCGTCTAATTTAAAATCTCTATCTACTTGTTTTTGTAATTCATCTAATGTCATAATAATTCCTGTGCATCATAATAGTTTTTTGTCATAACGATATTATATCACCTTTTGGTTGATTTGTCAAGGCTTTTAATCATTTCTTTTTGTGTAATATAGGTAAGATTATCGCAGTCTTTCCACTCATTTATTTCACAATCTACTGTTGATATGCCAATAGTATGTCTATTTACCTTGTAGAAATTAACATCTTTAAATTTATTAAATGTATTTTTATGTTGTAATATCCAGTTAAGAGTCTCATCTGAATTATCAGGACTAAATGCCATAGAATATTTGTCAGCATATCCCTTTGTACCTGCATAGACATTGTTTATATTATTATCTAAACTATACAAATCATGACCAATAATGTAAACCTCTTTAGCACCCAACTCACAAGCAAGATAGACGCTTCTTGTACCAGACACATATAAAAAACCATCTATATCTGGTTCTATGTCTTTTACTTTATCACCATCAGTTACTCCAGTAATATAGGTCATGCCTAAGTTATGTCCTACTGTAAGGGTTAGCACTCCATCAGCACCATGATAAACCACTTCTTCACTATTATTCCAAACAATGTCAGTTTTATCTGCCATAGTTTTCATCATTTCTTTTGCAACAAATACTGGCACAGGTGTCCAGTATCCTAGATAACAAGTATTTTTGTGTGCATATCCTGAGCGATATATTTCGTGACTTATTTGTGAATCTATTCCCACAACAATATCTGGCGTGAAATCACGATAGATTGCATTACAGCCTATTACTGTTCCGTGTTTTTTGAAGTCGTCTAGATTTAGACCTTT